CCTTCCATCACACCATTAACAAAAGCTTCTGGCGCAGAAGGATCTGCAACAATATCAGCTGCCGTTGACAACATGAAATCATCTTGCACTTCCTGTACACCACCACGCTCCCTTAGCGTTCCCATACCTCTGGAACTAACACCAAGTTGTGCTCCTTCATCAATCAAATTCTTTACAATATTTCCGTATGGAGTATCTAAAATCTTTGCGCGACCTGTAAAGTTAGTTCCTTGCGGCTCCAACTTTTTGATCATATGCGACACTCTTTCAAGGTTAATAGTAGGTCCTTGAGGATGTCCTAACTCACCATACGCTTTATTCTTTTGAATGTATTCTTTACTATAACGAGTTGCTTCTTTAGCAAGCACATGCGCGGGATACAATCTACCATTACGGTTCTTTATATCTCCCTGCATGAATACACCTTCAATGAAATAATTCTTCTTACCATCCTTGTCTTCTTCAAAAAGACAAGTTACTGTATCGTTGAGTTCTGTAATTAGCTTCATTGCGTTATCCTATTAGTACTCTGTGGTACTATAATTGGTGGTCTTCTGCAATTCTATAATTGCAGTGCTGTTAGCATCTGAAAATGTTACGTTGATCGCTTGGTCGTTATTTGCACTAAGTGAAATACCAGCGCCTTTTAAATCCCAATCGAAAGTTGTTTCGGAATCGCTTATAAACACAACAGTTGTGTTACGCTTTATTGACAACGTACCAGCACCAGTATAAAATATACGAGTAATGTCAGCAGCAGAAACTGTTTCTGCAGAACCACCAGTTGGTGTAGCTGCTAGATTAGCTAATGTTAAATTAACAACAGATGTTGCACCAGACTTATAAAGTACTACTACTTTACCTCCACCTGGAGCTAAAATATTTGATAAAATTTGTGATGCCATTTGTTATTCTCCTAACGAATCTGCAAATTCAATCATTTGCTCTAACCCTTGCTCAGTAGTAAGTGCCAGCTCAAATTCCCTTACATTCTTCTCATTAAGAGAACCATGTACATCAGCAAGCATTGCAGCAGTTTCTATAGAAACTTCTGCTATATCACCATTTGCAAGCGTATGATTATAATATCCATCTTCATGTGGTTCTATTTGATCAGAGTAGAAATGGCCCATCAAAGAATATGCTTCAAAAGGCAATTCTTCTTCGCTCTTTGCCATGTTAGTAGCAGTTGCATGCATGACTGATTCACCATCTTTTCCGTAACGGCTTATAAAATCAGACTTATGCTTCTTCATACTCTTAACTATGGATTCTTTCTTACGCTCTTCACCTTTGGTAAGAGACCTCTCATAAACTTCCTTCTCTTCACCTTCCTCAGGATCAGCTAAGTGCCTATGTTGTTTTTGCTTTGATCCACTAAAAATTTCATCATTACTTCCACCCTTTGGTGTATGTGGATAATCAGTTTTCTGAATAATATGCTTGTCCACAAAAGCCTTATCGGCAGGTGATTTAGGATCAGCGAAATCCGATTCGTTAAGTATCTGTGTCAGAGTCTTCATCTGTTTCCTCTCCTGAGTCTTCCTCTGGTTCATCCGCTTCTAGTGCTTCAATTTCATCAGCCGTTAACTCTATGTCTTCGACATCTACTTCTTCAACCCCATCGCCACGTTCACCAGTAGGATCAAGACCTCCTAGCTTAGCTGCAACTTTTTGCCTTATAGCTTCCACTCCAGCGCTGAGTTTACCTTGCATCATCTGTCCAAAAGCGTCGCCAAATTTAGCAGGCTTTCCTGTACCCGCAAACTTAATTATATCTTGTACACCATATTGAGGCATTTGTTATTCTCCGTATATATATTTATAATTCTTCAGGCGCAGGGGGCTCTTCTTCCGGCTGTGGTTCCTGCTGCACTGGCTGTCCTGCAGGTTCAAGTTCCGGATGAATATCCCCTTCCTCTTGCTCATCTTCAATTTCAGCATCCATCTGTTCGATTTCTTCATCGGTCATACGAAGAACATTCTTCTTCGCCCAACGTTGTGAGAAATATCTACCCATATATGGATCGATATTGTTAATAACATTAACACGTTCTGTTTGTATTTCCATTTCTTTCAATTCTGTAAAGTGATTGTCTTCCATAAAGTCATAACGAATGTCTTCTTTAATTTCATTATACTCTTCAAGAGTCATAATTTGTTTAAGAACCAATTGCCTCTCCATTACTTTTTCAAATAATTGAGAGAAACGGTTACGAATTCTTCCAATAAACTTATGGAATTTTAATTCATCTCTACTAATCTCAGCACTTCTACCAAGAGAGAAACCAGTCTCTGGTTCTAATCTTGATACAGGAACATTCAAAGATCTGTATAGTTTCTTCTGGAAGTATGTTACATCATCCATCTCGCCTAAATTTGTGCCGCCGGGAAGTTCCGTTATCTCAGTACCTCTACCACCTTCACGACGAGGTAACCAATAATCTTCTAGCATAGTCATAAACTTACGGTCATCTCTTATCTCACCAGTAGATGCATCATAGACCAATCTATTCTTATGCTTTTGCATCATGTCACGTAAATACTGTTCAGCTTTCATCTTTGGAAGGTTGCCAACATCAATATAGAATATGCGGCGTGAAGGTGCTCTAGCTATCCTATAGATGACAGAAGCATCTTCTAAGATACGTAACTGATTTAATGGTTTGATTGCTTTGTGTAGGTGAGAAAGAACTATCTTATTGTCTTCACTCATCAATCCAGATGTACAAAGAATAATAGCATCACGTGCTATCCTAACTCCTTGTTCACCGGCGGCTGATGTAGGAGTTGCTCCTGGGTATCCAGTAAACCCCTTTTCATTATACATGTAGTATTCTTCTTTGGTTTGCCTAATTGTTACAGCACCACCACCTTCACCAACTCTTTTCTTTTTCTCAGTCCTAACCTTTTTAATTTTTCTAGGATCGATGAAGCGTAATTCCACAACACCATCACTAGGTTTCTTAGGATCAATAACTACATGATAGTATATTCTACCATCAATATACCAATGCCTAAAAATCTCATACCCTTTGTTACCAAAGTCTAAAAGTTTTTTTGTTTCTAAAAATTCGTTTCTGAGAACATCTTTAACAGCAGGAGAAGTATTGACACTATCTAAATTTATGTCAGCAATCTGATGCTCTTCTCCATAGATAATCGTTTCATTGACGATGTCGTCAATGGCAAGCTCACACTCCGGCTGTAAAGACATCCGTCTATAGCGTGTGATTAGCTCTGCTTCTGTCCGGGTCGAACCTTCTAGATCGACGTAGGTTCCATAGACGCCACCTTCGGCAACTACCATGGAACCTTCATCATCGATTATAGGTGCAAAAGATCCTAAATCTTCTTCTTTTTTTACACCTGTTCTTTTAAATTCAAACCCAAATAACTGTGCCATATTATATCGCCTTATCTAATTATATATTAAACACCACCGGCATTACCAGTGATACCACTAACCTCCCAATGATCATATTGGAACGTAACGGTAAACATTTCAAGAGTATCCGTTGTATTCCAGTCTAGGTCAATAGGAGATATCTCTGTTGGAAATAATCCATTAAATTTATAAGTCCGTAACGGAAGACCCGTCTTGCCAAAATGAGTTATATCGGCATTCGTCTTATACAACTCTGGACTTGCAGTACCAAAACTTCTCAAGTTACCAAGATGAGAATTAATATTACCACTCCAATTTTCCATTGCATTACGAATCACCATATCCTCATCGTTGATTATTGTAACTGTCCACTCAGCAAATGTTCTATCACCAGCTATTTTAATCTTACGACCAAAATACGGTACTTCAATTGTTCCGAGCGTCGAAGCTGGCATTTGTGCCGCTTGACACATAAAAGGCATCTTTAAATCACCAGAGGTATTGACAGGATTTGTCATTGTCACCTGAAATAGGGACGGACGGGCACCTCCAAGAACCAGTTGTGATTTGATTTCGTTAATATTAAAAGCCATTTTTTCTAAGCTCCTCTAACTTTTCTACAACTATTTATCTTAGAATTGTCCAACAACTTCAGAGAATTCTACTCCAGTGCGTACTGCAATAAAGTTTAACTGAATGAAGTTAATTGACCTTGCAGGTTTGATATAGATATCTCCAACAAACCTATTACTATCAATTACCTCACCAGTATTGTTTGTTTCGTCACAAACAACTCTGAAGTCGAAAATTCCTCGACGACCCTGAATATCTCTCAAGAATGGTTCAACCATATTACGGAACTGTGCTCTGGTAAACTCATCATTGAACTCAAACAGAGTAAACTTAGCAGCCGTTGCAATTGCTTTCTCAAGAACAATGAACAATCTACGAACATTAATTCTATCAAATGCACTTGGCTTACTAAGCAACGTCTTGTCACCAAACAACAATGTGCCTTGACCTGCTTGAGTAATAACAGGATTGACCTTATTCTTATAAAGATGATCACGATCGGCCTTGTCAGGATTATAAGGTAGCTTAATAACATTCTTAATGATACCTCTATTATAACCTGCAGGACTCCACCATGGATCTCTAACGTCATCGGTTCTTACACACAAACCAGCAACGTCTCCATTCAATGGAATATACCTGTATACATCATTGTACTTATCGTATTGATACTTCCATCCACTATCCATAACTGCATATGATGTTGGTGTCAATGATCCAGCAAACGTTGCTACATCATTAAACTCTCCACCAGTATTATTGAACACGTCAGCTTTTTCTGGTGAAATAAACACAACACAGTCTTTTCTAGTATCAGCAATATTATCAATTAGATAATTTGGCCATTGCTCACCATTAGTTCCACCTCTAGGTAACCCAGCAAGCACTAATGATATATCAATATCCTCTGGACTCTTGAACAAGTCAACAGCTACTTGAAGTTGACCAATTGCAATTGATGTTTCATTTGGATTAGTACCATCTGTTCCAACCAACATTCCCTTCGTATAAGGCCTTATAGCATTAACGTAGTTGTTAAGATTGGTTCCTGTATTCGCATATGTTTGCGCAGCAGTGTTAACATTCGAGGTTGCTCGAATATCAGTACCACCTACCCAAAGCCATTTAGATTGATTATCAATCACATCTTTGTAATAAATTGACTCACCACTTTCGTTCTTGGCATCAGATGCTCTCGACATTCCTTCCCAAACCTCAAGGACATTGTCCTTGACACCAGTGATGTCACCATCTTGGTCCCAAACAACAATATGCAATTCATCATTAGCAGTGTTGTTTGCTATGTTATTTGAGTATTCTGTCTGGCCAGGTGCCGTATCAACAAGATCCCGACCTTCCCAATAACGAGTAATACCACCTGAGTTAATTCCATCACCTACTGTACTGTTTGCAGCATAAGCAGCTGATAGACGATACTTGGTATCAAGAGTGATAACAACATTTGCTGTCCACTTTGTAGTAGTATTACCACTAGTATAAGTAGCATCCATTGCAGTATCACCAATCGCACTTATTGGTACGATTTGATACCCAATTGAACTGTTACCTAGACGAACAAGATCACCTACAGTGAAATGCGTCTGTGCATTGTTTATCACAGAATTCACCTGCAAACGCCCGGCGTCAGTGGCGTTGGCGGACTGATCGCCAGACTCATGTGCAAAAGCAGTCAAAATAAGCGAAGTGTTACCTACCGCACAGTTACTAGTGAACGTACCATTCGCATCATTAAAGGCATGCGTGGTGTTAGATTTACCAGTAAATGTACTTTCGAATGCTAGTGCACTATCACATACACTAACCTTCAAACTATTGCCTAGAGCACCTGGAAACTTTGCTATGAAAGCAGCTGCTGCAGCAGTAGACGATAGCGTCAGACTGTCGTGATGCTCTTCGTTTTTAATTAAATCTGAATGCTCACCAGTGCCGCCAG